GCAGCCATGTGTGCCGTACTGCGCTCTTCTTTTCGCATTGATCTCACGATTTCTAGCTGCAATTTCACTACTAGACATCTTTCTTGGCTTGGAATTCTTGATATTGCAAATACGAATCAACGAAAACAGTCGATTCAGATGCCATCGCTCACATTCGAATGGAATGTTGAATGCAACCATCCAATAATAGATCAATTCTGAAGTTATGACTTCATCTCTTCCTCTACGCTCTGGCATATCGCCAAATGTGGTTGCAGATTCTTTCGATTCAATATATCTATTGATTTCGGAGAATTGTATATTATTGAATCTGTCAAACAAATTCTCGGGGAATTTTTGCGTTAGAATCATACACTCAATGTAAAAAAGAATTTCATCTGAAGTTTTTTCAAAATTTGAGAGGAATGGTTTTTGGTATTTCGACTCCCATTTTGACAGTGAGATCAGAGAATGCTCCAACTCCAACTCGACATTGTCGACAGACGAAAACTCTTCTGTCTCTTCGTTGAAGTATTCAATTCCAGGTATAATAATCCTTAACATTCTCTGACCTCCTATCCATTAAGATCAAGTAAGAGCGGTGATAACTGCAGCAGGAGTAGGAAGTGCCGGCGCAGCTGCAACAGCACCATACAAAGTCGTCATAAGGGTAGTAAGTTTGGCCGGGTTGACCACATTGGAGTCAATAGTGATAAGAGAGACTGGCGCAAGAGTACCACCAGCAGATGCCGGAGTAGACGAAATTGACCAGCTAAAGGTAACCGCTTCAGGCGAATCGTTGACTGTGTTATAAGCCTTCTCAGAAGGACTGGCAACACAACCATAAACAAGATGAAGCTTGAAGGCAAACCCATCACCACCGACATCATTACCAAGTTTGGTACGATAGCACAGCCCAAACGTCTTACGAGGCTGCTGTCCCATGTAAAGTCCTGGCAAAGACGCAACAACACCATCAAACTGGTTGAACTCATCAGGATAAGTGAACGCCTCGAGCGTTGCACTGAAGTCCTCGGCAGAAACAAGATTCAAATACTTGATGTTATCTGCAAATTGCGGAGATGGTTCTGCACCACCAGGACTTTCAGTGATACTGACAAGTCCGTTCCATGCAACACCATCGTTATAAACACCACTAACGTTAGGGATGTAAAGAACACCGTGATCTACGCCAGTTTCATAGTAATGCTTACCGACGAGATCCCAAGCGAGAGCACCAACAGGCATTGTGATTCTCCTTAAAAGAAAAGTTTGTACACATCGTGATTGAGGCTATCAGCCGTATAAAATCGATCGTATACACACAGTGGCAAAGCTGAAACTTTATCAGGAATGCCACTATCTGGATCTCGATCAATGACCGTCACCAAATAACGTTTTCTCTGCTTATATGGACCATCATCTGCATATTCAGTTTTTTCATAATCCCGATGATAAACAATGCATGGATATACCATTTGAATAGTAGGTGGTGGTTGAAAGTATACGTTATCTGTTCCCAGAATATCTGTTAAGATGTTCTGAAGCTCAAGGCGTCGGGCCATTGTAAACGCTCCCGAGACTCAGGATGAGCCGGGGACTTTTGACTTCGACATTTGTCACTGTCCACAAAGTCCCGGCCCATCGAACGTATTTGATCTTGAAGAAATGCTTGATGGCATACTCGTCAGCAATAATACTGATTGAATTATTAACAATAATATTGCTGTTGAGATTTTCTCCGGATTGAAGATTGCGTGTGTCTTTAACAACATCGCCATAATATGAAATTTCAGTAATAGTATCAACCCATACACCAGAAGGCACTTGAGTTGCTACATCTTCATCATCAACTACAGTAGTTAAAGTTTCTACGGTATCACCGTAACCAACTTCTCCAAAGAATCTTGCCATCATATTCTCCTAAATGAGAATCAGCTCACCGGACGAGCAAAGACCCAAGTAGCATCCTCACTCGAGCCAATGTAGTAGCCACTAGCAGCAGAACCATAAACCGTCATGGTGCTACCTGGAGCAAGGGCAGTCTGTGCGCCGGTAGAAAGAGTGTTGCCATTCTGATCCGTGTAAACAACGCCGGTTGTGGCCACAATAGTGACAACGCCGGTTTCAGGAACGAAGGTCGGAGCATTAGGAACAACAGCAGCGTCTGCAGCACCACTCTTCCGAACAACGATGGCTGACTTCAGCTTCGCCAAGCAACCAGACATACGAGTCTCAATGAGATACTTGTACTGGTTGTAGTCGATGTCGAAATCGTCAAACATCGTAACAGCTCCACCAGCAGTTGCACCAACAACATAATCGCTCATGTTGACAAGAATGGCCACAACACTGAGGTCTTCTTCCATGACTTCAACCGCAACAATCTCGGCGACACGAAGTTCAGTAGCAAGTTCTTCGATCGTCTTGTAAATGCGGCGACCAAGCGTATCCTTCAGCAAGAGGAACTGAGAAATGACCGTCTCAGTCGTGAACATGGTCGGAAGACCACTCCCCTTGTAGGAATGTCGGTTTAGAATAATCGCATCAACAATCTCCGTAACGGACGAAGAAGCATCACCAATGTTCACAGTGATAGTAGTTGCGTAAAGCTGATGGTCCGTTGAAATCGGGCGAATATTGCCCTCGTTGATCTTGTCTTCGCTCGCAACATCACGACCATCACCGACGAGAATTGCTCGAGCAAGTTCCTCATCAAGCATCAGGCGCATTTCGGCCTTGAGCCACGCAACAACATCGAAGTCCGTGATATCAACCATGTCATCACGATCAAGCTTCTGCTTCTTGTAAACAGTCGTCGGAGTCGTGACACGCTTGGCGATACCAAAGAACTCTTCCTTCTTCATTGCACCGGTGACATAACCCTTGGCTCGAGCTTCCTCGATAGTAATATCAGCAGACATAGTCCTGATTCTGCTGAAGGGGCTCTTACGAGCTCCACCAAGAACCTTTGTCACCCACTCAGTACGCCGCTTGAGAAATTCAGGAACCCTGTCAAGCGCAACTGCGTCTGGGAAAAGGACGTCAATGTTCTCGATACCATGAGCAAGAGCAAAGCTTTCTACCGCATCCTTCAAAGAACCAGTTTTAGTTGCATCTGCAAGGATCCCATTCAGATCGGCGTGTGTAAGTGAATAGGCCGTCTCATCCTTCTTTTCGAAAACATTATGCTTCATTTCTTCCGTACCTTTCTGATTTTCGTCAGTTTCGTGAGTATCGGTCTCTTCGCTAAGATTGTCTTGCTGCATCGTGCCGGCATTTTCAAGAGCCTGACCAAGCATAAAATGCAGTACTTCCTTTTGCTTATCAGTCATTGAATCATAAACATCTTGAACAGTTTCTTCATCACCAGCCGCATGTTGAATTTCATCTTCATCTTCATCTTCAGGCTCGGGCTTAGGCTCGGGCTCAGGCTTGGACTCAGGATCCATGTCAGAATGCTCCAATTCTAGACCAGTATAGATAATCACCTCGTCATCAAGCATTGTGTCTTCTCCGTCGGAATGACGAATAGTAACGTTCTCGATGAGAGCGCCAGGATTCGCACCTGACAAAACAAGGCTAACTTCACGAATTGCTCCATGAAGAACTTTTTGTGCTCGCTCAACGAGCTCATTAGCCCAAATAGAGAGCATAGTAATGTCGCCATGCTCAATGAGACTCTTTGCATGGACAGCTTTATTAGACCTATTAAAATATCCGTACGCATAGACACCATCGTCTCGATTTTCGAGAATAGCATGGCCAAGAACGTTCTCTGGATCAGAGTGACCATGCTGCCAAACGAGAGGAACCTTTGCCTTATCTTGATGCTTGAAGGCACCAGGCATAATCGTCCGACCGTCTGTACATTGGAGTCCAGCCTTAGTGGCATAACCGCTGAAATCTGGTTCCATTTTGACAGTTCCTTTCAACATCATTGACGAGGTTTGGATTTCGAAGATTTCGGAGCCTTCATAGACTTAAGCGCATTGAATTCGGAATCCAACTGCGTCGCATACTTTGCCTTAATGCCTTCTATAGCTGCTTTAAATTCTGTTCTAGTTTTTTCTACAGAAGATTTCAAATCATCAACAACTTTTCCTCGTTCTTCCATGATTTTATCTCGTTCTGCTTTTGAACTTTCATTTAATGCAGCTCGTTGTTCGTTGTATTTAGCCCGTTCCTCAGCGTATTTAGCTCGATCTTCTTTTGTAGGATTTGCGGGAAGCTTTGGGAGCGGTGGAAGTGCCTTACGTGCTAGCTGCAACTTCTTTATCTTATTACTAAGTTCGTCTCTACGTTTTTTAATGTCGTTTTTGATTGCTTCCATCTTGGCTTTATTCTGTGCAGAAACAAGAAATTGTTCGACTTTTTGACTTTCAGTAAGCTTAGCTTTGACGTAAGCAAAACCTTCTTTTTGTTTGGCTGTTTTGAGACCAGCGCCAGTACGTCCCTTGAGTTCACGAGTCTTGATGTAGTACTCATGAGCTTTTACTGGATCATAAATTCTTGGTGGAGGTGGCGCAGCATGTTGGAACATGCTTTCTATGAACTCAGTGGTTTTATCCATCAACCACCACCAGCAACTGCATCAATGTCAGAAGAAAGACCATCAAGCGCGTCGCC